TAAAATTTATGGAATTAGACCTTAAACGACAGGAATTAGGTTTAAAAGGTCAGACAATGCAGGTAGAATCAGCCGCAGATTTAATGGATGCTCAAGCAAATCTTATGGAAGCGGAAGCTGACATGATAGAAGCGGGTAAGCCGCCAGAGTCGGAGACTAACATAACTGTAAACATGACATAACAGGGGTATATCAATGGCAGAAGAAAATGCGCTCTTAGAGCCAGACCAAAATGAAGCACCTACAATTCCTACACCGACTGAATCAGAACCCGAATCTGAACCAGTACGGGAAGAAGCCCAACCGCCAGTTGAGCCTAAAAACGAATTTGAGGACAAATACAACAATGTGCGAACCGCCCTTAGAGATGAACGGCAACAGAAATCGCAATTACAACAACGACTTCAAGGGATGGAATCGCAACTTGGGGATGTACAGCAATTAAGAAATGAGCTGAACAGTTATCGACAAAGCCATCAACAAAACGAGCAGCAAGACAAATTTAACGATGACCCTGCTGGGTTTTTAAAACAAAGGGTTGATGAGCTAGACCAAAGGCATCAAGATTTAGTTAATCAAAGCCAGCAAGCAAACCAAGAAGCACTAGCGTTTAACAATGAAATGAACGCTATTCGTTCACAAGCATCCCAATACGCCCAACAAAACCCAGATTACAATGAACGGTTTAATTTTGTTCAAAACCGTAGAATGAAAGAATTTGAATTATTGGGTGTGCCACAAGAACAATGGCAAGCACAGTTGGAAAATGAATCCATACAATTAGCAAGGGTAGCAATGCAACAGGGCAGAAATCCAGCGGAATTATTGTCTGAATTAGCTACTCATTGGGGCTATCAGCCACAACAAACGCAGCAACCAACAGCACAAACTGAAACTAACGAACAAAACTTGCAACGCTTGGAGCAAGGGCAAAAAGCAGCTAGTACGTTAAGTAGCGGTGGACAAAGTGATGATAGTCTGCTAAAAAGAATAGAAAATATGTCAGATAAAGAATTTGATGATTATTGGAATAAAAGTATCAAACCGACATATAGGTAAATTCGTATGTCTACGTTACAGACTTCGCAGGGATGCGTTAAAGCCAAATCGCAAGACAGCGTTATGTCAATCGTTTTAACTAACTAAGGAGATTATGCAATGGCACAATCAAATTGGGGTGTAAACGATGCGGAAGCCGTAAAACTCTGGTCGCGTAAAACCATACATGAAGCGTTAAAAACAACTTATGCTTCACGGTTTATGGGGTCAGACAGTAACTCTTTATGTCAGATTGTAGATGACATGAGCAAGAGTTCTGGTGACCGTGTACGAAACATCCTTCGTATGCAGTTAACAGGAAGCGGTGTCCAAGGCGATAGCACCCTCGAAGGTAACGAAGAAGCCCTCGTAACTTATACTGACGATCTATTAATCGATCAGTTAAGACACGCAGTACGCTCTGGCGGTAAAATGTCAGAACAACGTGTGCCTTTTGAAGTTAGAGAGGAAGCTAGGATGGCTCTCACCGATTGGTGGGCAGACACCTATGACACATGGTTTTTTAATCAACTCAGTGGTAATAGTGCAGTAACAGATACTCGTTTAACGGGTAACAATTCTGCGGTTGCTCCTGACAGTGGACACCAGATTTTTGCTGGTGTAGCTACAGCCGAATCTAACTTGTCAGCCAATGCTACACAAACTTTTAGTTTGGCAGTAATTGACAAAGCGGTATTGGCAGCTAGGACCACCACTCCAGTGATTAGACCTCTTAACAACCAACAAGAAGCTGGCAAACATCAATTTGTGATGTTTATTACTCCAGAGCAGCATTATGACTTAAGGCAATCGACTAGCGATGGTCAATACGCCGATATTCAAAAGTATGCTCTAGCAGCTAACGCATCAGAAAATAATCCGTTATTGTCTGGAGCGATAGGTGTATACAACGGAGTAGTTATGCACGAAACATCCCGAATGTTTACGGGTGCTGGGGCTAGTGGAACGGCAAACACAATCGGTCGTGCTGTACTCTGCGGAGCGCAAGCGGCGGTAATGGCGTTTGGCCGTGGCTATACCCAGAATCGTATGGAATGGGTTGAAGAAATGTTTGACTACGGAAACCAGCTTGGCGTAAGTACGGGTTGTATTTGTGGATTGAAAAAGACGCGATACAATTCTAAAGACTTTGCGACAATGGTTGTTTCATCATCACACTCTGACGCAGCTAGAAATGCGTCACAACGATAAGGGGGTAAGCTAAAATGGCACATTTAAATGCAGACGCTATGACCGCTGGCCCCGCCCCTGCGATTCATGCAGGAGTGAACGCCCAAATCTGTAAATTCAGCATGGGTGCAACTTCCTCTGGGTCGTTGACTGTAAGCCTTACACCTTTACCCGCAGGGGCAGAGGTAATTGGAGTACGGTCTGTCCAGTCAAATACGATTGGAACAGGTGGTGAGTTAATCAGTGTGTATGCGACAATCGGTGGTACTAAGGTACAGAATTATATTACTAGTTCTGCGTCTGGTATCGTAGTTGAACAAAATGGTCAGGAAATCGGACAACGGTTAACGGCTTCAGCTAACGCTGTATTTTCGTTGACCAACCAAGTCGGGACAGGGACAGCATCGTGCGATTTTACTGTAATCATTGAGTATTTAGCACAGAAACGAGGCGATTAGTGGTATGGCTGGCGGTGGGTTTAAACAACCCCTGTCAGTTTAAACCAGTACATCGCTGGTTATACACGGGGACGGTTCACGCCGTCCCCACCTTTATAGAGGACAGGGCTATATGGGTAAATTGATTGGTGAAGTCATGGAGGAGTTACAGGCAACTCAGGTTGAATGTAGCGAATCCAACGACTTTGAAAGATTGCAAACCGTTATAGATGGATATAAACAGCTTCTGCTGGAAGCCCCACACGATCCAATAATCATGTTCCAACTCGGAACAGCACATCTTCAGAAACAGGAATACGGGATAGCCATAGTTATTCTGCAACGTGTTCTGGATTACATTCCAGACAATTCGCATATCTGGTCCAATTTAGGCTGTTGTTATCGGTCAATTCATATGTTGGAACAAGCAAGGGATTGTTTTATGAAAGCGTTAATGTTGGAAGAAAAAGCAGAAACTTACAGTAATCTAGCATCGTCTTATGTCAATGAAGATGCAGCAGAGGAAGGGTGGAAATATGCGGTTAAAGCAATGGAGCTAGATCCAGACGCAGCTAAATCAAAATGGAACGCAGCGTTATTGCAATTAGAAATGCGAAACTGGAAAGAAGGTTTTGCGATGTATGACGCTGGGTTTTTCTGTGGTGAGCGAGGGCTACGCAGTTATTCTAACGACACGCCAGATTCTACAGCGTGGTTTGATGGTGATTTGCAATCGGGTAAGACATTGGTTTTGTGGGATGAACAGGGATTAGGGGACCGATTGTTAGCGGCAGGATTGTTACGCAATTTAGAAAAGTCTAATTTAAAAATAATACTAGAATGTCACCCAAGACTAGAATCTATTTATAAACGCTCTTTTCCGTGGATAGACGAAATATACCCTACCGCAAAAAAGGATTTTATTGAATGGCCTAAAGACCATCCTGTAGATCAGAAAGCAGCGGTATTTAGTTTAGCTAAACACTTCTGGCAGAAAGAAAGTGATTTTTATCCAATGCCATATTTAATACCTAACCCAGAACTACAAGCTAAATACAGAGCGGAATTTGAAGCGTTAGGACCGCCGCCTTATTACGGTTTAAGTTGGAAAGGTGGTGCATTAAAAACAAATACCAGTTATCGCTCATTGAAATTAGGATGGTTTAAAGATGTTATTAAACAAGCAGGTGGGACTTGGATTTCTATGCAATACCATGAAGATGCTAAAGAAAAAGTGGAGCGATTTAGAGAAGAAACAGGTTTACCGATATATCATTGTGATGGCGCACAAGAAATGGATTATGACCACACGTTGGCTGCGTTGGCGGCTGTAGATAAAACTTTTACTTGTTGTAATACGGTAGTACATACCTGTGGTGCGGCGGGATTACCTTGTACAGTATTTGTACCAAGGAAACGAGCATGGCGATATCCCGCTGGTCCTTATTTCCCTTGGTATTCTGACAATGTAATGATGCTACATCAAACAGAACATCAAAACTGGCAAGACGTTATTAAAGTGGTAGGGAGGTCGTTAGAAAATGCAAACAGTGATAGTCGGACACGGGCCATCGATACTAAGGCAAAAATTAGGTAAAGAGATAGACTTGTTTGACTGCGTAATCCGCATGAAACGAACATCGGATTTAACTAAAAACAGGCCAGATTTGTACGGAAAAAAAACAGACGTAGTAGTTAGTTCTTTAACTTTAGGCCGAGTAATTATGGACGCTTGGAAAGGCGTAAAGGATTTTTGGCTGTTTGATGATACAAGAACCGAAAATGATGATGACAAAGTAATGCCTAAAGGAGCGCACTTAGACAGGGATACTTGTCGTGTTTGGCGTACTCAATATCGGCGGTTAAGAAAAACGTACACTAAAGCTAATTCCCAAAAACCTAAAGATGGATTAAGTGACGATAAAGGTCATTTGCATCCGTCAGCAGGTTCCCACGCCATTATGTATACCATGCACAAATTAAATCCAGACCGCATTACGTTATATGGGTTTGATAGTTTATTGTCTGGAAAACATGATTGGTCTATTACCAGAGGAAATGAATATAAAGAATATCCAGATCATAATTGGGTAGCAGAACAAGAGTTATTAAAATTATTGTGTGATGTGTATAGCTATAAACTGGATGTGAAAGAGACAGGGAGTGCAGTTTTAAATGCAGCTTAAATTTGTAACTAGTATGAACCGCCGTATGTATGACGAGTACGGTGAAATAATGATGGACACATTTTCTCAATACTGGCCTAGTGGCGAGTTGCACGTTTATACAGAAGATGAGTTTTTTCCTTACAACAACGCTAGAATTGTATATCACGACTTAATGCAAGTAGAAGGCATGGCTGACTTTTTAGAAGGCATTAAACACTTCCCCGTATTTTATGGATTAATTGGTGAAGTTAAAAACTATAAATATAATATTAATGCGTTTTGTAGAAAGGTATATGCACAGATAGATGCAGCCAAAGATTATAAAGGTTATTTGTTCTGGGTTGATGCAGATATAAAAACTTTTAAATCAATACCAGCAGTTAATCTAGAAGAATATATGCGTGGTTGTTTTATGGCAGTCATGAAACGTAAAACATGGCATTTGTGCAGTTCTTTTGTTGGCTGGGATTGTTCTCACGCTTTTAGCGCAAGTTGGTGGGAGCATTACAAAAATATGTATAAAACAGGTTCGGTGTTTATGCTGCCACAATGGGACGATGCGTTTGTGTTAGAGAAAACAATAGAGGATTTAGTAGGCGTAAAAAACATAGCAGAACACGTTAATGGCGAAGGTCCGTACAATGTGTTTGATGGCGTATTTGAAGGTTATGCAACACATGATAAAGGACCAACTAAACACGCTGTCAGGTATATACATTTGTTAGAGATTGTTAAACAAATGAAGCCAAAGCGGATACTAGAAATAGGGACATGGAATGGCGCAAGGGCTAGGCAAATGTTAGAACTTAGTCCTAATTCAGAATATTTTGGTTTTGATTTATTTGAAGAAGCTACAGACGAAACAGATAAAGAAGAAAAAAATGTTAAGAAACATTATTCACTAGATGATGTTACAGAGCGTTTAAACGGTCTAAATGCGAGACTATATAAGGGGAATAGTCGCAATACATTAAAAGAATATTTAAATGAATATGGTGAAAACTCAGCAGATTGCGTATTTATTGACGGTGGACATAGTGTAGAAACAATACAAAGTGATTACGATTATGCGAAAAAAATAGTGCAAAAAAACGGCATTATTATATTCGATGATTTTTATACTGAAATGCCAGATGAAGAATTAAAGTTGTATGGGGCGCAAGAAATATTAAAAAATGAAGAATATTATTTAATGCCCACAAGGGATCATGTTAAAGGTGGGGGTAGAGTACAAATGGCGGTAGTCCAATGTTAAAACAAATAAACGTATATATAGGTTATGACCCGTCAGAAGGAATAGCTGCACAGGTATTAGCTCACTCTATAACTTCACGGTCATCGATACCTGTCAACATTACGTTTTTAATGCTAAACCAGTTACGGCAAATACATAAACGGGAGAGGCATGAATTACAAAGTACGGATTTTTCGTTTACCCGTTTTTTAGTTCCTTATCTTTCTCAGTATCGCGGTTATAATGTGTTTATGGACTGCGATATGTTAATGCTTGATGATATAGCTAATCTAGATAATCAGTACGGCGGCACAGTTTATCCAGTAAGAGTAGTGAAACATAACTATAAACCGACTAATACCACTAAAATGCTAGGTCAAAAACAAACGCAATATCCGTGTAAAAATTGGTCTAGTTTTATGGTTTTTTGGTCAGCACACGCCGATTGCGGTACACTAACACCAGAAATAGTAGATAATGAAAGCGGTTTGTATTTGCACCAGTTTAAATGGACCGATAGAGTAGGAGAATTGGACGCAAGGTGGAATCATTTGGTAGGATATGATAAAGAAAAACCAATAGAAAATATTAGCGTATTACACTGGACAGAAGGTGGTCCGTGGTGGGGAAAATACAAAAACACAGAATACGCAGATGTTTGGTTTGAAGAAAAAGCTAAGATGGAACAGGCGTATGAACGCCCAAAGGTCGTAGCAAAATGAATGAAGCAACAGGCAGAAGACGAAGTATAGTTTTTGGCAAGCTACAAAAACAGATCGAGACAGGCGAAGCTGAATTGTTTTCCGAAGAGGAAAAGCCAAAAAAACCAGCAGTAAAACGCAAAAGGCGTAAGAGGGTAAAAAATGGCAACATTAGCGGAGCTAGTGAACGAAGTCAGTGATGACATAGCTAGAGAAGATTTAACATCGCAATGTAGTGACGCAGTAGTAATGGCGATACGTCATTATGACCACAAGCGATGGTGGTTTAACGAAGCGTCATCTACGTTTACAACCACAGCATCTACAACTACTTACGATTTACCTAGCGATTTTCGTGCTATTGATTATATTGAAGCACGAATAACAGGCGATGAATTTCAAGAAGTTAAACCATACGATTTTCCAGCCATAAAAAAAATGTTGGAAGGTACTTCTGTAACTGGTTATCCAGAAGCGTTTGCTATTCGTGACGAAAAGTTATGGTTGGCTTATACGCCTAATGACGCTTACACCGTAAGAATGTATTACATAAGAGCGTTAGAAGATTTAACAGCAGGGGCAAGTAACGCTTGGACTACCGATTGTAAAGATTTAATACGGGCGGCAGCAAGTCGTACTGTTGCAACCAGAACGCTACACGATGCAGAACTGGTAAATTTTATGGCTACCATAGAGCAGACAGAGCTAACTCGGTTATTAGCCGAAAATGACCGTAGAGTGGCTACTAACTCTAAAGTAACGCCAGTGTATTAAGATGCAATGGACTAAATTAAAATTTGGCGAATGGATGCCTGACCAGCCAGACTTTGAAAATGCTGGTGCAACTGTAGCAACTAATTGTTACGCAGGTGCAACCAGTTATAAACCGTTAAAACAGCTTTCAGAGTATGGCGATGAAATGGCTACGTCTAGTAGTGATTTTGTGCGGGGTGCGATATCAATAAAAGATTCAACAAACACAGCAAGAGTTTATGCAGGTGACGCAAGTGCTTTATATCGTTTGTCTGCACAAAGTTTTGATGCTATAGCCACAGGATTTTCAGGTACAGCTACAGATAATGTTTGGAATTTTGCTAATTATGGTACAGACCGATTGCTAGCAACTAACTTTAATAATAATATTCGTAAAATAATTCACGGAACAAGTGTTAGTGAATTAGGCGGTAGCCCACCTAGAGCAAAATATATTCAGACAGTCCGAGATTTTGTAGTGTTAGCTTGGATTAATGATGGAAGCAATAGACCTAACAGGGTTCAATGGTCAGGATACAATGATTCTGAATCGTGGATAGCAGGAGATATTGCAAGGCAGTCAGATTTTCAAGATATTTACGAAGGCGGCTGGATTAGCGGTATAGCAGAAACAGGTGGTAATTGTTTAATTATTCAAGAAGAGGCTGTTACGTTAATGCAATATGTCGGCCCTCCTTTAGTTTGGAGTTTTACACGAATAGCTAATTCTGTAGGGAGTCGAACACCAAGAAGCATTATTCGACACGCTGACCGTGTTTGGTTTTGGGGAACTAATGAAATCTGGGAATATGCTGGTGGTCAAATTAAACCAATAGCAGGAGAAAAAATAAGTGATTTTTGGGCTAATGATTATAACCCAGAATTTAAAGAGCGAGTTAGTTGTGCTATTGACAGAACACATAAATTAGTAATGTGGAGTTATCCAAGCAATACGGCTACAGGTGGATTGCCAAACCGATTATTAATTTATGCGTGGGATATAGGAAGATGGACGTATGCCGAAGTAACAGGCGATACATTACACCATCATTTAGCGGCAGGTAAAACGCTAGAGGAAATGGATGCAATTAGTGACGATGTAGATACTTCTACTTGGACTTTATCTTTTGACCATCCAGTCTGGAAAGGTGGCGATATATCGCAAGGCATTTTTAAAAATAAAAAACTACATTTGTTTTCTGGCGATAGTATGAAAGCAACAATAGATACTGGTGAGTTTAAAGCCCCAACAGGCAAGACAATGGAAATTATAAACGCTAGGCCATTGCATGAAGGCGGTGATGCGGCAATAGCGGTAGGCACTCGCTCAGTGCAACATCAATCAGCTACCTATACAACGGCGGCAGGTGTTAACCGTTTTGGTGAAGTAAACATGAGAACCAGCGGTAAATTTGTGAGAGGTCGCATGGAAATATCGGGTAATTGGTCGCAAGCAATAGGACTTGAATTACAAATGCGTGGTGGTGCAGATCGCAAGAAGGGGGCTGACTGATGCCAGAATATTACGCACCAGCAGTTTTATTAGGACAGATTAATACAGCGGCAACGTCAGGTCCGACACTAGCCTACAGTGCGGTACATCACAGTGAGATTAAAAGACTAATTGTTGTCAATACCAATCTTTCTGCGACAGCGGGACAATGCACTATTTATCATGCGGATAGTGGAGAAGGATTTAGCGCGGGTAATGCGTTACGTTTCGGGCATAGCATGGCAGCAAAAACACATATTGAAATAATAGGTCAAGATAATGGGTCAGGCATATCTGTTAAAGCAGGTGGGAAAATTGGCATCTCAGCAACAACTAGTAGCATGACGCTATCTATTTATGGCGTAACGAGGTCGGGAAGATAATGGTAGTAAAAACTATTTTTGATGATAAACAAAGTGGTTTTGTAAATCCGTTTTTGCAAAGTGCAGAAATGTCGAAACAAGCAAAAGCAACCACGCAAAAAAAAGCAGCAAAAGCTACCCAGCAATTTAAAGAACTTGGTAGACCAAATTACAGTTGGGTAAATGACCCTAAATTATTGCAAATAGCACCGAACACTTACAACTATAAAAATATGCCGTACCAAGGCACATATGGTTTAGGATTAGCTAACGCTGGAATTAATGAAAATAACATCAGTTATTACCTTGATTTAATGCGTTCAAAAAATCGTGCTAACGATAAAAGTGGCGGTTGGAAAGAAATTTATGGTCATATGGAAAAATGGTCAGACCAGTACAACCCACAACTAAAACAATATTTAGAAACAGGTAAATCGACTAAAGGTGTTAGTGCAGATACTATTTTACAAGCTACAGATTATGGGATAAGAGCAGCCGCACAAAAACAACAAAATAAACAAAGTTTTTTAGGTGAATTTGCTAAAAGTTTTATAGGTCCAGCAGTAGGCATGGCTTTTCTAGGCCCATTAGGGGCTGGATTAACTTTGCCAACAGCAGGGGCTGTAGGAGGGTTTGCACAAGGTGGAATTACCAGTGGTTTTGATCCAAAACAAACAGCATTATCTACATTAGGTGGTTATGGAGCAGGTAGTGGTGCGGATTTTATAGCCAGTAGAGTTTTATCACCTGCCCAATATGCAAACATAATGCCTCCAGTTACTTCTATGGGTGCAATAACGCCAGCAAGTAGCGCATTGATAAGGGCGTTACCAACAGCCGCTTTACCCGCAGCAGGAGCTATAGCAAGAGCAGGTGATTTATTATCAAAAGGTGCGGGATTAGCAGCTACAGGGTTAGGAGCTTCCGCATTAACAAAACAAGCTGAAGATGCAAAACTAGCATCTATTCCGCAGTCAATTTTAGAAGCAGGTGCAATTAAACCACAATTTACACAAGACTCGCCGATTGCTGCCCCAATAGACATTGGTAATATTTTTGCATCGCAACCAACAGTAGCCAGTGGTAATTTAGGCTTGCCAGCTAATCCTTTATCTGGAGAAGGGTATTATAACCAGTTAGCCAATGCGTTGGCGTTAAACACGCCTTTACCTAGTTTAAACGTATCACCAGAGGTATTATCAGCGGCAAATCAGCGATTTAGCCCGTTTAGAACGCCAGTTACCTTGCAAGATTCGTATAGGAGGTTAAATCCATTAGCAGTCGTATAATGTTTGTTACGCCAGTAAATTTGCACAACATAGGAACGGTTTGGCCGTTTTGTGTAGGCCATGTAGCAGACGCTTTAAAACACGCTGATGGCGAAATGGAAATTGAAGACGTTTTGCGATATGTTCTAGGAGGAAACTGGACTTTATGGACGGTAGTAGATGATCGTAAAATTATTGCTAGTGCGGTAACAGAAATAGTCGATTATCCGCGATTACGGGCGTTACGGGTAATAACACTAGGTGGAAGGAATATGAAAAAATGGTTGCCTGATTTATTAACAGCGTGGGAGAAACACGCAAAAAACATAGGGTGCAACCGATTAGAAGCAAGTGGACGCAAGGGTTGGAGTCGAGCGTCAGCAAAAGCAATGAACGACAATGGGTTTAGAGAATCGATGCGAGTAACGGTCAAGGATTTATAATATGGGTAAAAGTAGCGGAAGTGGTCAAACGGGTACATCACAAATAGATACCAGTGGTATTAGTGAACCGTGGTTGCCACAACAGAAGTTTCTTACAACAGGTTTTGAGCAAGCGTTAAATGCTTTGCAACAAGGCGGTCCATCGCCTTTTCCCAATCAAACCTACGTTGATTTTAGCCCACAAACACAACAAGCAATGGGCATGATGGAACAACGTGCGTTGGCAGGTAGCCCATTAAATGAAGCGGCACAGAATTTAACGCAACAAACTTTAGAAGGTCAATTTTTAACACCTGATTCCAATCCGTTTTTAGAGCAATACTACCAACGAGGGGCAGAACAAATACAACCTAACATAGCGGCAATGTTTGGTGCTGGAGGTCGTACTGGATCTGGAGCGCAAGCAATGGCGTTAGGCAGAGGGTTGGCTGATTTATCAACAGGAATTTATGGCGGTGCATACGACCAAGAAAGAAGACGGCAAATGGATGCTACTCGTTTAGCACCAATGCTTGCACAACAAGATTACATGGATATAAATCAATTAATGGGCGTAGGTCGTATGGCTGAAGCAAAAGGCATGGAACAGATACAAGACCAGATGCAACGCTACTACGCTAATCAGATGCGTACAGAAAACGCATTAGACCGTTATCTAGCAAGGGTTAGAGGCAACTATGGCGGTGTGCAGACAGGACAGCAAATGCAGCCTGTTTATGGACCAACTACAGGCCAGAACATTTTAGGTGGGGCTATGCTTGGAGCATCGCTAGGTGGAGCTAATCCAATACCTTACGCATTAGGCGGTGGTTTGCTAGGCGGAATATTTGGATAGGAGTGTAATATGGCAAGTTTAAGTGGCATGGGTGGAGCAATGAGTAGCGGTCTGCAAAGTGCTATGTCAAACCCGATGTTTTATTTGGGGGCGCAATCATTAATGCAAACGCCAAGCGTAGGACGGCCAGCACCTAATCCGTTTTCCATGCAAAATATTTTAGCTGCACAACAAATGGCTGATGCTCAAAAACAACGCCAGTTTTTACCTAACTTGTTAGCTGAAAAAGAAGCGTATGACCAGTATTTAACTGATAGAAAAGGTATAGACAGTGACTACTTATCAAACATAGAGAATTTAACAGAACCTTATACGCCCTCTTTCTTAGAGGCAGATTATTTAGCTGATATAGAAGCGTTAGGCCCAGTACCTACTGATCCACAACAATATGATCAATACAAGTTAAAGAGAAAGGATGTAGACAATCTTTATGGAGAAATAGTACAAGATGAAATGGCAGAGCAAGCACCATTGTCTGCTTTAAAATCAAATTTATATGGGCTTCAACGTGAAGAAGCGTTAGAAGCGTTAGGACCAGCCCCTACGAATCCGTTAGCACCAGCTAATATAATGGAATCTATGTTAACAAGTGGCATCCCAGCTTATCACAATATGTATTTACAAAGACTAATGACACCGTCTACGCCATTTACAATACCAGAAGGCAGCACCGTGTTAATGCAAGATGCTTTTGGAGGGTTATCGCCGTTAAAAGATTCATCAGGTCAAATAATTTCGGGCAGACCAAAAATGTCAAACCTAGAAAGGGAAATGAGATATGTTCAAGAACTTAACCCAGATATGCGACGGGAAGAAGTTGCTAAGTTAGCAATGCGATCTATGGGGCCAACAACTTTTAATCAAGCCCCTAGTGCTTTTGAAACAGCATCAGCAAAAAGTTTTGGACAAACAAGAGATGCAGCAGAAGGAGCAAAAAGTGTACTTAACACAGTATCAATGATGGGCGAAGCGTTAATGAATCCAGATTTTGATACTAATAAATTAGAAGGATTAAGAAATAAAGGTAGGGCATTTGCCTTTGCGTTAACAGGCGATCCAGTAATGGGTGAAAGAGTAGCCCAAGCGGAAACATTTAACGCAATGGGTACAGAATTATTACGATTAAGTTTAAACGCTGCTACAGGTCCACAAACCGATAGGGATGCTGCTGTTTTGCAACAAGGATTGCCATCTGAAGGAAAAACAAAGAGAGCCAACGAAATATTAGTAGACATGATTAAAGGTACTAATTATCGAATTATAGAAAAAGAACAATTTATTTCAAATTATATGAACGACAAAGTACAAAACGAGGGTCGGCGTAGAGACGCTACGTTGTACGAAGAAGCATTAGGTAAATATAGAAAACAAGAAGATTACGGGTTGTTTCAAGAAAACCCAAATTTTGATAAAAATCATCCTAGAAATAAAACAGCTAGAAGATTGCAAAAACATAGAGCATATTTACAGGGAAAGGAAAATACAATAGCAATCGATCCAAACATTAAAGTGTTACCAACCGAAATCCCAGCAACTAATACTCCCGCAGTAGAGGAATGGGGCAGAGCTAATGGAGTGCAAGAAGGCGAGTCTATTAGGGTAGGTAATGAAGTGTTTACAATGAGTTATACAAAATAATGGGATTAGTAAAACCACAATCAGATGCAGTGCCGTTTAAACAACGGCAGAAAGCACCAATATTTGATCCACAATGGTCGGATTCGTTAGGTGCTGGGCAAATAGCAACAATGTCTTTTGCCCGTGACCCAAACGCAAAATCAAATTATATAGCTAAAGAATTAAATTTGCCGCCTAACCGCATAGATTTTTTTGACAACTTGCCAGTTTATATAAATGACCAAGGACAGCAATTATCGCTAGTGCCAGAATGGAGTTTTAATCCTAGTGACATATTAAAACGATCAGCTTTTTTTGCAGGAGACTTACCAGTAACGATAGGGTCTATTGGATCAACCGCTATTCCAGCCCCCGTTCCTCCATTAACTAAAAGTGCAATAGGGACAGGTATAGGTGAAACAGTTAGGCAAGGCATAGCAAGTGTGGCGGTTGGCGAAGATTTGTCTGGTATGGACAAGGCAAAATTTCAATTAATGGAACAAGGTTTTAATTTAGGTGGGGAAATGGCTGGCAACTTTGTAAGCCGTTTAACAGGTAAATATGTACCTGTAAATATTTTTGCTAAAGAATTGTCAGATAAGCGTTTAAATGAATACAACGAATTATTAAAAAAAGCACAACAAGTAGGGGTAGATTTTTTATCGCCAGCAGAAGGAACTAGGTTAAAATCATTTGCGGCTATGGAACAAGTATTGCAACGATCTCCTATGTCAGCAGAAGTAATAGAACAAGTGCTAGAGTTAAGAAACGAACAAGTGTCAGATGCCGTTTTAAAATATATTGATATGATTTCGCCAACTACAGGAAGTTTAGTGGAATCAGGCCAATTAGCAAAAAATGCTGCTAACGATGCAATACAGGCAAAAATAAACGCATTGCGAGCTGAAGCAGGGCCAATGTATAAACAAGCGTTTAGAATGGGCGGTCAAATAGACATTACTAAAACGCTAACAAAAATAGCACGAATGAGAAGAAAAACACCTGATGGTTCACCTTTGAGGTCGGTGTTAGATAATTATTATGAGCAATTAACATGGCGAAAATTATCAGATAAAACAGGAACAAGATATCGCAGACGAAATTTAGAATTATTGCACGAGGTAAAATTAGATATAGACAGGGCATTAAAATCAATCGATTCACTAGGGGAAGGGCAAAAAGTTCGATTATTCAAAATAAAAAAATCATTGTTAAACGATATTAGAAAAAACGGTATTGGAGATAATGGTAAAGCGGCTGGTGAATTATATGATGAAGCTAGAAATATTTACGAAGAAGGTATGCCAGCAATTACGCAACTGGATTCCAGTTTAGTTAATATAGTTGCAGAAACAAAAGAAACTAATTTGCACAAAGTGGCTGATTCTATTTTTAATCCAGCAATGTCTGATCCAAAAACAATGTTGCAGGTAAAACAAATAATTCAAAGCCAAAATCCCGAAGCGTGGACAGCGTTAATAGGAACGTATTTACAACAACAATGGATGAAAGCACCAGAAGCAGTAACAGGCAATATTTTAGAAGGCGCAAAATTTAGAAAAGCAGTTTTTGGTAATAAAGCAAAAAGACGAATGTGGGAAGCTGCGTTAGAACCTGAACAATTTAAAGCATTGTCCGATTTAATGGATGTATTAGAAGTAACAGGAAAAGTATTTTCTTCTCAACAATCAATTACAGCATTTGCTGGAGTAGCATTAAAAGATATAGAAAAAAGTGGTAGTGCTTTAGCTAATGTTCCTAGAGTATTATCACCGCAACTTATAGGCGAAAATATTTCAATGTGGTTAAAAGAAAGAGGCGCAAGAACAATTACCAAGCGTTTAGCAGAAATTATTACTGAACCAGATGCAATAGAAAATTTAAGAAAGTTTAAATTATTAGGCGATAAAAATACCAGACAAATAATTGATTTATTAAAATTGTTAGGTGTACCTTATTTAAGAAGCGAAGCAACTCCAATGTTTGCACCAGAAAGACGAGATGACATACCACAAATGCAACCAACAACAAAGCAAAATGATTTAAAAGGATGGCCCGAAGGTGCAGTTAACATACCAACGCCTAATTTGTTTGGAGGAAACAATTAAATGTCAGAAATTAACAGATACGGAATATCGGGTGGAGCAGCGGTTCAAGTCGCATCGGGATATTTCCCAGAAGGGCAAAGTCCGTCAAGTTTAAATGACGGGTCTCGCACCATAATGGCTGATGTACGGCGTTATGTAGAACAGACCACACCAGAGACTACAGCAACGTACAGTGGAGGAGTTTATACGTTATCCCTGACAAGGGATTTAAGTGCAGGAGAGTTAACACAGGGCTTTACAGCGGCATTTATAGCAGGGTCTACTAACTCAGCTTCAGCGACTTTAAACATTAATAGTACGGGGGCTAAAAACCTGCTTGATAATGCTGGTACTCATATTGTGGGAGAAGCTATCCAGAACCATCAACCTGTTAACGTGGTCTATGACAAAAAGAAAGACGGCTACAGGGTTATGGATCAAACAAACACGATTTTCATGGAATTAAATTTAAAAAACTCAACTTCTGAGGACACATCAGGAGGCAGAGAGTCTCAGGTTGTTTTTAAAGGGTTACAGTCTGGCGGTGAAGAAAGTACGCTAGTGAAAATTCAAGCTAGTCATGAAGGGACCAGTGACGATGAAAAAGGCCAATTAATAGTAGGAGTTAATGATGGTAACGATGGTTCAAGTCCAACAACCGCAGTAACAGTAGCTAGTACGGGTATTGTGACGTTTGACAAAATGCCAATAACGCCTAACCCAACTTTTAGGGTTTATAGAAATTCAGATCAAACGGGGATATCAGACGCAAGTTTTACAAAAGTTCAATTTGATACTGTGGCTTATGACGCTAGAAACGAATATGACGAGTCAACAAATTATCGTTATTCACCTACAATTGCAGGAGTTTATAGTTTTTTTGCAGGAGTAAGGGTTGGAGGTTCTGTAGGCACTTGGCAATGTTTTTTAGCGTTGTACAAAAATGGGTCAAAAGTTTTGCAAGTAAATAATAGAATATCATCTTCTGATGACTTAGCTTCAGCTATTCCACAACTAGCAGTCCATGATACTACTGATGGTGATGATTATTATGAAATTTTTGTTTACTTGAACACTAACGGAAGCAACGGTAGTTTAGGTGGAAGCTCTAGTGGGTTTAACACTTACTTTGGTGGAACTTTATTAAGTAGAACTACATAAGTGAAAATATGATATGGCAAATTTAAAACAAAAAATAATAAAAATACACCCATCATTAACTGATGCCGATTTTTTTGCTGATGAGGGAACGATTGAATTACAAAATAATTCAGATGGGAAAGGAGATTTTATAAGCAAATGGAATCACCCGTCGTTATCTAAACCAACAGATGAGCAATTAGCTGATTGATGTTGTGTAAAATGTGCAGCGTTGGAAAGTTAAATGGATGAAGCTCGACTTTATAGTTTGGAGTCAGAGCTAAACAGTCATCAAGCTCGTTGCGAAGAGCGCGACAAGACAATATTTAATCGCTTGGACAACATCGAGCGTAACATTAACAAACTATCATTTATTCTTTTAACCAGTATGGCAGGGCTTATTATAACTTTACTACTGCAACGCTAAGTTGCTAGGAGTGAAAAATGCCCGATCCATTAACGGTGTCAATGGCGATTACGGTCGCATCCAAGGCTTTTAAAGGCGTTCAAAAAATGGTGGAACTTGGCCGTGAGGCCGAAGACACTTTTGGTCAAATCGGCAAATGGATGGAAGCATCCCACGATGTTAACAAAGCAAAAGAACGTGCGGAAAAACCTTCCCTGTTTAAAAAACTAACTGATAGTGGTTCGGTCGAGCGTGAGGCTTTAGAGACTATAGTGGGGCAACGTAGACTCTATGAACAGAGGAAAGAATTGCGAACAATGATTGTGATGGCTTATGGAAAAGAAAGCTGGGATGAATTGTTGGCAATGGAAAAATCAATTCGAGCAAAACGCACACGGCTAATTCATGACCGAATTAAAGCACGACAAAAATTATTAGACGGGGCTATTATTGTATTTGGTGTTTGTGCAATAGCAGGGTTAATAGGTGGGACGATTTACATCATTATGCAAGGCGGTAAATAATGCCAGAAATGATTTTAGCGTTTGTGCTGACAGTGTATATTGATGAGCAGCAACAACCTAACCCACAAGCATTTTATGACGTCAACCGCTGTTTGTATTTTGCTAAAAGGATTAGACAACAAGGGGCTGACTACAGATGGCAAAAATATCCTTCTCCTGTAATCAGCGCAACTTGTGTCCCTAAGTTAGTAGATAAAAATTCTAGGATATGGAAGTAGGTATCCAATCGTAGGTCCAAGTATCCCAATGTGGGTTAGACTGTTTAAACGCTGTTAAACTAACATCCATGTCTAGAATTGTGGTGTGGCGCGGAACCCAAACGTGCAAGTGGTTCCAGTGTAAATCGTAAGCATATTTGCCGTCTACCAACTGTCCTGTTTTATCCGTAGTTGAACCTATGTACGGATGGCTTACCTTCCCTTTCCATTTGCAGTCATAAGCTATACTCATATTATCCTCCCTTGAGATATTGTTAAAGTTAGTTTACTCTAAAAGCTCTTGTTTTTTCCTCTTATATGGGGGCTGCCTCCCAGCCCCCTTTTTAAGAATCTAGTGAACGATTAGTGAGTTTGAGTCGCAGACAGGGCAAATACGACATTGGTCTGCCACTGTGCGACTAGCTCTAAAAGTTATCCCACAGTTATTACACTCGACTTTAATCAACCTCGTTGACTGCTTTTTCCGTTGGCTGTAATCGATAGAGGCATGACCGTAATCTCCTAGCTCTGAAATAACAGGGTTAATAAAGTTATCTACTAACTCTTGTGACTCAGTAGTAGCTGTCATTTTTCCTTCCAACCCAACAGATAAAGCGCATTTTTTAAAAGGTTTTCGATGTCCATGCTCGCAGCCAACAGCGGCGTGAACCATTTCATGTATAAGAACCCCTATAGCTTGCTTTGGATCATCAACTACCATAGAAACGATTATCTCAGTAGTTCCGTCTTTACTTAGTTCGGGCGGCCAACATTCTCCAATGCGCCCTCTCTTTAACGAAAAAGCTCCCTTGTGTGGAAAGCCACACGTTACTCTATACTTCGGGAGCGTGTAGCCGTTAGGCTTAAACAATTCTACTTCTGCTTTTTGTGCTACCGCTAATAAATATTCTTCTCTTGTTTTCATCTCAATCTCCTTGTGTTTAAACGTCTTCGATATGGTTATATTAAGATAAGAGTAACCATAAGTCAACACTTACACAAAACTTTTTTTCGGTATAAAAATCAGCTACTTACGAGCAGTTTTAGTTTTATTTTTGGGAGCAGCTACTAAAGTTTTAGCAAAATCACGCAATTTTTGAACATTGGATTTGTGAACCCATAAAGTTATCTCAGCCTGATTCGCTTTTTTCTGACGCTCTCGATACGCTTGTTGGTTCATTCGTTTGCGTTCAAGATACTCAGGTGTCTTAGGATACAGTTTCCCATTGTTTTCGTAGTAACCAGTTTTAGAAAGGGACATCGCCATCTCCTTTAAAAGATTTTTTTGGTTCAACGTCATAAGCGTTTACCATAACCCTGCTGTCTCCTTCACGCCTATCGAAAGCCGCAAGGTTAATGTGAGACTCTAAAGTAATGTACTCCCCGTACTGACCATCGTGTATGTGACCTATCGTCACATAACTATTTTTTTCCTCACCGTTTTTATTTGTGTAAGTTCCATTCTTTACGACTAACCGTTTCTTAATCATTGTTTTCTCCTTTACCGCTAATTCTAGTCTGAGTAGTTTTGTCAGCGCGATACTGTTCGAGTTCGTCATCAGTCAAACTAGACAGGTGTTCGCTCACAATTTTTTTGTAGTCAATATTTCCCTTCCGATGAGAGACAGTAAATTTAAAACCGCCGCCCATCGTGTTTCTGTTATCAACTAAAATCTCTATTTGTTTTTTAATTTTTGTCTTGTTTGCTTTGGCTTCTGTTTCAGAAGTGTGGGCTTCCAAATACTGGCGAGACAAATCCAACCATTCCTCCGTTTTACTTTTATCAACTTTTACATAATCAAAATCTTGTGGTGCAGGTGGAGTGTGACTGATGTAGTTGACCCAGAACTTATCCCAAGCATCGACTATATTTTCAATCCACACTTCATCAAGCTCAACAGGCATATAAGTGATGCTGTCTGCCTTCTTACAGTAGACCGCAAAAACTAAGCTGACATCATGTGCGCCGTTCCAGCCATCTAAAGAAGCAGCAAAGTGATCGTCCCCTACCATAAAGGCAGGGGGGAAATCATCTGACAATTTTTTTTCTAATAACTCTCTTGCACGAGGTTCATACTTTAAACCGTCAGTCATATATTTATTGACTGGAATTATTTTATCTCCAGTCTTTACTTGAAATAACTGTAGCGGTGTTTTTGGTTCCCAAGGACTCATGCCTAACAACGCAGCAGTCTCACTCGCCATCTTAAGCGTTCGGCGTACCTGTAGCCATTGTGAACTGCCTTGCTCCAAGTCAGGTACATCTCCCCACCCTTTTGCAAAGCAATCCATTACGAACAGCTGATGCTGAACCTGTGCCATGTAGTGGTCAGGCAATGGTTGTTTGTTTTCAACAATATCCCACAAAGGACTGCTAATACCTTGAGCAGGTGTTTTTATTTCAATTATCATTCGTACTGCTCCTTCAACTCGTTAACCAAAACGGTCCATTGGTCAATTCGTTTCATAGCATTATTAGTTTCAGAAAACTTGGTACGCCACGCAGTTAATTCTTTAATAGTTTTTTGCAACTCGTCTTTACTGTCAACCATAGCCAACCTGTCATCAATTCCAGATGCCATCTTATCAGCTTGAGTTTGCAAATCGTTATTCTTATTTTTATTGTTAGAATTTTTAGTCGCAGGTTTATTAGGTTTAGAACCCGAAGCCAAATTTCCGTCATCATCTGCATCCTCCCCAAAAATATTTAACAAAGCAATCTGGCAATACCTTTTTGAATAAGTGATTGCACTTCCATATGCGTGTGGAGTTTTTGCTGTTGGTGGAACCCAAAAATCAAATTCAATTTTTGCTCCACTAGTATGAACCAACTTGGTTACCAACAAACATTGCCCATCGTTTTTAGTAATAGGAAGTTGAATAATTAGTAATCCGTTTTTTGTTAACGCAGGAACAGTGGCTCTCTGGATGGCCCCAAGAGTCACATACCGAGATCCGAAGTGTGGGTTATTGCTGTCGAATACCACTTCATCAAATTCAGATCGTGCTTTCGCTAACGCCATATAGAGTTCAGTTAACTTACCTTCCTCTCGTATAGACCCTACACTGTAATTAGGAATGCAAGGTATTTGCTCTCCATCGAAACCAAAACTACTTTCATCTTTCATTGTTTTTCTCCTCAAATAGTGAAATCACACTTTACCACAGCAATTTAAAATATGCAAAAACCACGGTGTAGACGCAAATTTAACAGCGTTTAAACATTCTTTAAAAAAATAGTTGCTTTTATGTGTGCCTATGATATTCTGTCAAGGGTAAGAGTAACCATAAGGAAAACAAGATGAAAACAGTAGATGACCTTTTGAAAATTCGAGCAGAACTTTCGCAACTGAAAAAAGAAGAAGCGAAACTTGCGGAAGAAATAAAAGCATTGGGCGTAGGAACATATAAAGGGAAAACAGGTTCGGTCCAAGTTATCGAAAAATCACAAAATCGTTTGGACACAGTAAGCCTCAAGAAAAAGTTAAGCCGTCAAATGATAACCGCCCACACAAATTTAATTTCATTTTTAAAAATAGAAAAAGTTGTGTAGCCATGATTGAAGCAGGACAAAATTTAAAAACAGCAAAGCAATTTGCAATGCAGTTGTCAAAAAATAACCCGAACAAATACATCATGCTTGTTGCTTGTTTCGGAATTTTTGCGGTGGTCCACAACCGCTTAAATGTTTTTGCCCCTAGTGATAGTTGCTGCAAATCGTATTGGCTGAATGGGAAGGAAAAAAAATTTACGACAGCGCAAAAAGTGGCAGACCAAAATGCTACTCCAAACTTAATTTAAAACACAAGGAGATAACGATGGAGCTACAACAAAAATACTTACCTTACTTTGACGCAATGCTTGAGTGGAATGGTGTTAAAGAAGATTGGAAAAGAAGTTTTAACGCCATGATACCTTTTGCTGAGTTTAAAATTTATAACGAGGCTGCTGAATTTTTTACTGGCGCAACTTTAGAAATAGTAGGTTGGGCTGGCAATGTAGGTGAAGGCGAGTGTTTGGTTTTGTGTAAAGGTTATTACGAGGTGTGTGGTTCATGAGTGAAAAAACAACATTAGAAATAATGGCTGAGACTTTGCCGTTAGGCAAAAGTGCTACGCCTTTAAACGAAGGCGGTTTAAGCGGTGCAGTCATTTTTGAAATGACTGACGAGGTAGGTAGTTTTTTCATAGGAACTTTAGGTATCAAATCAAAACGCAAGGAGAAAAAATAATGCACATTAATGAACTGGATGCGGAGACGCGAAAGAGGATGGAAGAATTAAACCCAGAGTTGGGCGAGATTCTAAAAGAGCAAAAGAAAGCGAACAAACCAAATCGGTTTACGGCAGAAGATGAAAAGAGATACGCCATCCAGTGCTTAAACGTACTGGTGAAATTAGACTCACGAGAACGAGCAAGAGTTTTGAAACGAGCATTGAAACAAAACGAGGTATAGGGAGGTAGGATAATGTTTAAGGTAGAAAAAAATATAGCCATGCCAGATCCAAAAAGGGGTCGCACACAGATTTATCCTTGGAAAGAAATGGAAGTGGGTGACAGTTTCCAAATTCCAGCATTTAAAGTTAATTCAGCTAGGTCTTCAGGTAGTCATTACTCTAATGCTAAAACAGGAGGGCAAGCAAAATTTATATATAGAACAATAAAAGATGCCGATGGAAACCCTGTTGTTGAGGATGGTGCAATACAATTTAGAGTTTGGCGTTGCAAATGATTTTTCTAACTGATAGTGTTGGGGGTGTGGAGCCAGTGACTAGCTGGCTCCACTTATCCGAAAGAGTTTTGAGGAGATTCGGACTTTTCAAGTCTATAGAAGTCTCTACAAAATTTCAAATCGGTCGGACTCCACCCGCAGTAGGAGCGTTGACCAATCGCTGCTTGGAAGAAAAGTTGGTCTGGGGATTAAAGACCCGCCATGTCTCCCCACTGGTGAAGCCCTACGGGGTTGATTCATACAGAAGAATTACTGGAGCCTTTTTGGGTTATTTGAATGGTAGACTAGGAGAAATAAGTCTAATGTCCATTCACCAGAAAATGGCTAACTGTGCAAGAAAGAAAAATTGAGGAGAAAACAATGAAAGTGAGTAGAGAAGAAATATTAAAGGTGTTGGAAATCGTTTTAGTGGAAACTAATTCACTGATGCCATATTTGACAGAGCCGTGGCTGGAGAGCCAAAAAAACATGCACAAAATTGTTAAGGATTTGGAAAAAAAATTGGAGGGAGAAAACAATGAGTAATGAAACAGTGGCAGATGCAGTTATGAGAATGTGCAGAGAAGGAAAAAGTTACGAGGAAATTTTTTGGGCTGTCGTAAAAAACAACAGGGAGATGGGCTACGACAATTTTGAAACAAAACGCCAACAACAAGGTTTGGCAAACAACATTGCAATTCTTTTGAACAGCAATGTGTTTAGCACTGCAAGGATTCCTGATGAACCTGCCTGACATTTTGGAGCCGCCAGAGTATCTCCCACAGGAATTGTGGGAGGACTTTGTGGCTTTTCGTAAATCGCACAAAACAAAAAAGTTTACAGTGCTTAGTCAAAAAATGTTTTTTCGGAAATTGGAAAGGCTAAGAAAAGAATACGACCCCATTTTACTGGTCGAGCAAAGCATTGAAAAAGAATGGCTAAGCGTGCATCCAAACGAGGAGTGTCGATATGGAAAAGATAAACAACATCCTAAACTTTCAGCAGCCGAAAGAGTCAAAGCGAAAGCAAGTGCCAGAAGAAACAATGTTAGTTCTCTGGGTTTCAATGGCTGAGATGTACGGTTCAAAATGGACTCACCACTATGGCCTTGAGCCTAACACTTCTTGGGCTGTGGCATTAGCTGATTTGACGAACAGGCACATTGCCAGAGGGATAAATGCTGTGATAGACAGCGGCGAGGAATGGCCCCCTAGTCTTCCTAAATTCAAGTCGTTGTGCAAAGCTGGGGAGGGTTGGCAGTCTCGACAGCCCTATGTTCCTTTGCTGACTAAAGAAACTACGGAGGAAGAACGCCAAGAGTTTGTGCAAAAGCTAAAAGAGTTGCGTCAGGTTCTAAATGGGGATGACAGTGCGTAGGTTTATTTTACGGAATACGGATATTAGGGAGCGTTGCGTAGAGGCGATTAGAGAGGCTCCTGACGCTCCATTAATGGAAGTCGTCATCAAACAACACAAGTCATCTGGAAGTACAGAGCAGCGAAACTTCTATTGGGCGGTTGTAAGAGAGATAAGCAACCACTTGGGCTATCCACCTGCTGAACTCCATGAAGCGTTTAAACAGCTTTATTTAACCCCTACAGTGATAGCTATGGGCAAGGGTGACGAGGTGCTGGATGTAACTGTGCCGCCTAGCACCACTCGCTTAAACAAAAAAGAATTTGTAGAATACCTTGATCGGGTATTGCAATTCGCAGCAGAACATGGGGTAAGTATCGATGGCAGGGATAAAAGTTACGGCGGCTGACCGTTGGTTTAGTTTAGCAATCAGGGAGGCTGCTAACTGGACCTGTGCTAGTAGCGGTATGGTAGACCCAGACGCACAGGCTAAAGGCTCTAGCAAACGCCTAGAGTGTTGTCATTTTTTTGGCCGTAGGAACAAAAGCACACGTTGGCACGTTGATAATGTAGTGTGTCTTAGTCATTCAGAGCATAGACGCTTTACGGAAAACCCAGCAGATTTTACCTTGTGGTATCAGGATTACTTGGGTGCAGGGCGGTATGAAATGTTGTTAGCGAAAGCAAGTGATATCAGAATTAAATACAGCAAACAAGAACAGGCAAAAGACATACCTAGACATTATCGTGAAGAATACAGGCGGTTAAGGAAAGAACGCAAACAAGGTGCTACAGGAATATTGGAAGTCATTAGTTACGAATAAGGCGGCGGTTCTTACCGTGGCATTGGTCGCGTTGACAATTCTAAATGGTTTTGGTATTGGACTAATAATTTACCTAGTGGTAAATTAAATACAGTATTAGGGAGTATAAAATTATGGCAAGAATAGGCGCATACGGGTTAGGCGGTTTCAACCCTAATCCAATATACGATTTTTATAATCAACCAATAGCTTACAATCCAATAATTCGGCAAAATATTTATGCTCCGATGCCGCCGCATATCAGGCAATTTATTAACAATCAAAGACAGTCAATTGCCAATCAACCAAGCGAACAAACATTTTTAGGTGACACCAAAACTAGGAGTGCTACAGGGCCAAGCAAACCAGATTACAACGAAACAGTTGAAATGATGGACGTAGATTTGCCGCCAGACTTTGGTATGGGTAATGCTCAACCATTTCAAATGCCAGTTAATCCTTTTTTGAATATGGCAGCGGTGCAAAACCAAGCCCCAATGCCAACCCCAATGCCAGCCCCAATGCCAGCCCCAATGATGCCTAATATAAATGTTTTAGCACCAAAGGCAGCACAAGTAGATCCACGCATAGCGGCTGTAATAGGAAGTACGCCCAACGGCAAGGTATCTCCTTTAAGCGTAAAACCTGATAGTCTTATAGGGCAAATGGGCTATAAATAAATATGGCTGAAAGCGCAAAATATTTTTCTAAAGGCGAACTGAGTTGCAGCCATTGTGGGGATTGTGAAATGGAGCCAGCGTTCTTAGAGGAGCTAGACAAACTTCGAGAAGCGTTTGGCAAACCCATGACACTTAGTTCTGCCTATCGATGTTTAGAGCATCCAGTAGAAATAAAGAAAGCCAAGGGTGGGTCGCACACAAAAGGTCGAGCAGTCGATGTATTGGTGAAAACAGAGGATGCGTTTAAACTGCTTCGCATAGCAACCACCATGAACTTTACAGGGATAGGTTTTAGTCAGAAAGGTGAGCATGGCTCACGTTTTATCCACCTAGACAACCTGACAGGTCCAGAATTTACACGGCCTACCATCTGGAGTTACTGATGGATCTGAACCCTAAAGAGCTAATAAAGAATTTCGATTTAGACGGTAGTGGGACAGTTAGCGAAAAAGAAATAGAGCTATCTAAAGAGTTAATAGAGATTTCCTTACGAGAAGATAAGTCAGCATCGCAGAAAAGAATGGCGTGGGTTGCGGTAGGAAGCATGTGTATTTTTGCAGTATTGCCCCTGATGCCTTTTGTTCCAGCATCCCGATTGGATACACTGGCATCTCTGAGTGATATGCTGTTTCTCAGTCAAGCCAGTATCGTAGGATTATATTTTGGTGCAACTGCAATGATGCACAAAAAGTAAAGGAAAAAAGATGTTAAATTTTCTTGGACCAATAGCCAACCTAGCCAACACATTTGTAGAGGGTAGGGTAGAAAAGACTAAGGCGGTAGCCAAAGCCAAGGTAGCTAGGGCAGAAGCAGAAGCAGAAGTTATGAAGGTTGCGGCTACGCATGAAGCTGGTTGGGAAAAGATAATGGCAGAAGCCAGTCAAGATAGTTGGAAAGATGAAGCGTGGACAATTTTGTTTATAGCCATTATTGCAGCTTCATTTATCCCGTGGTGTAGACCTTATATTGCTGAAGGATTTGCGGCATTGGAAATAGCACCCGACTGGTTTACTTATGCTATGTATGCGTCAATAGCAGCATCGTTCGGTATACGTGGTATTAAAGGTTTTAAGAAATGAAATTGCTTCACGCTGCTAAACTTTACTGGATGGCAATTAAA